CCTTGAAGAAGGTAATTTGAGGATTACCAGTTAAATAAACATCCTGTGCTCCATATGCTACTAATTGAAGAAGACCACCACCCATTTACGCTATATTCTTTATACTATTAGAGGAGAAAAAAAAAAGACTTTATAAAATATATCACTAATAAATATCATTAAATAATATCATATTAATTTGAATATGCTAATCCGCCCATTCCTGAAAGGATACGTAGCACATTATAGTTAACTGCATACACATTTAATATTGCAGTATCAGTTGTTCCAATTGAGTCATATTCAAGATTAAGAGTAGCAGTATCTATACGAGACATATTTAAAGTTCCACTAGGTTGATGTTCTTCGGGTTTTAGTGCGAATGAATATACATTAATACCTGCATTTGACGGTACATTTTCATGATGTTGAAAAGGTTGAACTAAATTAAAGTATGCGCCTGAGCGTTCGGAGAAACGCTCATTACCATTGAGTGTAAGTTTTGCTTTACTAACTATATTTTTAGTTAATGGGTCATTTGATGTAGTAGCAGTAGTGCGAAGTGTTTGTCTATTAACATTATAAGTATATGGGACTGTTATACGTGTAGTATCTGTAGTATAATTAAACCAATTATTATTTTTAGTACCTGCATTTGTTGCCGTGAGAGTTTTACGAATAAACCATACAAGTTCTTTGCAAGGATGATTAAAAGTTAATTTAGGATTCAATTTTGTTCCTGCAGTTACTGATTCGGAACCAGTAAATTGTAATTGTTCAATTAAATATTCATGTGATAATTGAGCAAATCGTCTGCGTTCATCGGTATCAAGAAATATATAGTCAACCCATAAAGTAGCAGTTGGGAAGTCAGTAGCTGTTAAAGCCGTATTAGTTCCACTGCAATTTGCACCTGTTTCAAATTGAATATTTAATTTAACTTCATGATATTGAAGTGCAATTAAAGGGAGCGCAAGACCAACATTACGGCAGAACCAAAACTCTAAAGGAATATATAGTGTTCTACCACTAAGTCCAGTACCACCTGACATCCCAACCATTTTATTATAACCATCGCGTTTTGATTTAGGTAAAGAAAGTTCATTCCATATGTATAACCAATGTGAATAATGTTTGTCTATTTTTTGACCACCAATTTCAATTTCAACATTATCAATTATGCGTAATCCATATCCTGCACATACTGAAGTATCATTAGGAACAAGAAGTGATAAATACATGCGGTGAATTAAATCACCATTGCGCGATATTTGACATGTTACACGATTGCCATAGGCAGGAGTTCCATTAAAAGTTTGAGCAATTGCTTCAATCGCGAAGTTAGTATGGCGACGATATACAACTTTGAAAAAGGTAATTTGAGGATTACCGGTTAAATAAACATCCTGTGCTCCATATGCTACTAATTGAAGAAGACCACCACCCATTTACGCTATATTCTTTATACTATTAGAGGAGAAAAAAAAAAGGATTAATACACGTATTAATATTTAATTATTATAATAAAATTGTAAATATAATATTAATTGGAATATGCTAAACCGCCCATACCTGATAATATACGTAGAACATTGTAATTAACTGCATATATATTAATACCGTCATAGGTTGTTGCTTGATTATTTGCATTTAAACTATGACTAACATTTACCATAAGTGTTGCAGTATCAATGCGAGACATATTTAGAGTTCCGCTAGGTTGATGATCTTCAGGTTTTAGTGCAAATGAATAAACATGAATACCTGCATTTAATGGTATATTAGTATGATGTTGATATGGTTGAACATATGAGAAATATGTTGCTTCGCGAACACTAAAACGGTCATTTCCATTTAACTGTAAAATAGCATCTTTAAATGGAGAAGATGCGGCACTGGATACTTGTTGTCTGCTACCAATCATAAAATTAGAACTTGAAAAAACTGTATTAGATGATGCTGCGCCAGTATTTAAATTATATGGTGAAGTACTGAGAAGTGAAGCAGAAGTATCAAATATATCTGTATTTGTATAATTATACCATGTAGATTTCTTCATATAGTTTGCTGGTTTTGCAACCCAGACTAATTCTTTACAAGGATGATTAAAGTTTAATTTAATACGATTATTAACTACACTTCCTGATGCACTAGGAGCATTTAGTGTTTCTGTGCCTGTAAATTGTAATTGTTCAATTAAATATTCATGAGATAATTGAGCGAAGCGACGGCGTTCATCAGTATCAAGGAATATATAATCAACCCACAAAGATGCATCAGAAAATGATGGGAGAGTTCCTGTAATAGAACCACCTTCATCAGTTACATCAGACTCTGCTAGATTTATAAAGCATTTTTCTTTTTGTTCAAATTGAATATTTATTTTAACTTCGTGATATTGAAGAGCTATTAAGGGGAGAGCGAGACCTACATTACGACAAAACCAGAATTCTAAGGGAATATAAAGATTTGTACTTTTTGCCCATGTTAAATCTTTATCAGCACCAACCATAGTATCATAAGCATATCTTTTACCTAGAGGTAATGAGAGTTCATTCCAAATGTATAACCAATCTGAATAATGTTTATCTATTTGTTGACCACCTATTTCAATAGTTACAGATTTAATAAGACGTAAACCTATATAATTGACATATCTTGGTCCTGCAGTTGCTGTTAGAGCAGGGGTAAATGCTCCCTCTATTTTAGGTAAATTAACTTGAAGATATACGCGATTAATTAAATCACCGTTGCGCGATATTTGACAGCTTACGGTGTTTCCATATCCAGGTGTTCCATTAAATGTTTGAGCAATTGCTTCAACTGCGAAGTTAGTATGGCGGCGATACACAACCTTGAAGAAGGTAATTTGAGGATTACCAGTTAAATAAACATCCTGTGCTCCATATGCTACTAATTGAAGAAGACCACCACCCATTTACGCTATATTCTTTATACTATTAGAG